GATTTAGGATTCGAAATGGCAGGTATAGAAACCACTTGGACTTGTGAAATAGATGATTGGTGTAATGAATTGCTGCAAAAACGATTTCCAAATGCAACACATCATAGAGATGTACAAAAAATAGGAAAAGATAATTTAGAACCTGTTGATATAATATCAGGTGGATTTCCCTGCCAAGATATTAGTGTAGCAGGTAAAGGAGCAGGATTAGATGGAAAAAGGAGTGGTCTTTGGTTTGAAATGTGGAGAATTATTTGCGAGTTACAACCGAGATGGGTTTTTATTGAAAATGTCGCAAATCTCGCTAATAAAGGAGGATCCACAGTATTGCACGATCTTGCCAAAGCAGGGTATGATGCAGAATGGCAAATTATATCAGCAAGAGATGTTGGAGCAAGACACCTCCGAAAAAGATTGTGGATTATTGCCTACAGACAAGAAATATCCTACACCGACTGCAACAAATACCATGGGGGAACAATCAGAAAGAGTGGAAAGAAATCAATCAGGGGGGTTCATTCTTCGAAAGAAAAACAAACCTCATATGACATATGGAGCAAGACTTCAGGATGTGATAATGTTCCTGGAGAAAGAAAAACTAAACTTTCCAACACCAACAGCTACAGATGCAAAGATGCATCCAAGTTTATTGAGGAGAGTAGCAAAGGAAGCAGCAGAAAAGAATACTTACAGGGGAATGAAACTTCCAAATCATTTGGGAATGTTTCCAAAACAAACAGAAAAAGAAAGAAAAGAATTTCTAAAGGAGAAGATCAAAACATTGGAAAATTTAAAATCCAAACCTTTAAAATCCTTAAAAATGAACCCCAACTGGATAGAGTGGCTTATGGGTTATCCCAAAAAGTGGACAGATATAACGATAGAGTCAAAGGACTTGGAAATGCAGTCGTACCACAAATCCCATACCAACTTGGAAAAAGAATAAAAGAATTAAATAACTTATTAGGAGAATAAAAGATGAGGAAAAGATTTTTAGATGCTGACATTAACAATAAGAGTTGGTTCAGAAAACTAACAGCACAAGAAAAAGTGTTATGGTATTACATAAGTACCAGCTGCACTCATGATGGCTTTTGGGAAAAAGATGATGAAGCCATAGGTTTTTATTGTAATGGTTATGATGGACAAGTACCTGAAATAATTAAAGAAAAAATGGGTATGATACAAGTAGACGATTCACAATTCCTTTTGAAAGAATGGATTAAGTTTCAATACAAAGAACTAAAAGAAAATGTTTCTACACATAAACGAATCATAGAACGACTAAGAAGAAAAGGGTTAGATCAACACTTTCCTGAATTGCAGGAGGACTTTTAATGGATATAAAAGAACTGAACTCAATCTTAGTATATTGCAAGGTAAATGACTTATTTCACATTGAATATGTAAGTGCAATAGGTGAATTAAGTCCAATCCTTCAAGAGTCAATGCAATTATATTGTCATAGACTAAAACAGCACATTACAATAAAAGACATAATAACCAAAGCCAAAAAGCATGGATATAATGAAAAACAATATTGAAAATACTGCAAGATCATATCAAGACCTAATAGATGAAGTAGAACAAGAACAAACACAAATGCTACAAGAACTAAAATATGTACTTACTGGAGTAGTAGCAGGTAGAGAATTAACTGACCAAGAATATCAAACCTTCTATGACAGAACGATATACAAGAAACCTTTTGCAGATATAGCATTCAACATGAGAATATCAGAATCGGCTTGTAAGACTTACTATAATCGAGCCATCAAAAAACTATCCAAACAAGCCACCATAATTAAGCATTTACTTCGTAGAAAATAATTTTACAAAAACTCTTGACATTGATCTTAGAAACCGCTACTTTATAGTGTTAATTAAACTAAAGGAGATTACAATGGTTAGAACAAGAAAATTAAAAGAATATAATGAGGACAACAAATACACTAATAGTTATGTAGAAATTACTTGGACTCAAATGGATGCTATGGAACACGATGAAGGTATGGAAAAAGTAAATTATTATCGTAGTAAAGGCTATGCAGTTGATACTGACACAAGCATTGAAACATTAAGAGTAATGACATTGATGTATTGTCCTGAATAATTGTACTACCTCTATATCAGTTAAGTGCAGAAAGCCCCTCAAACGAGGGGTTTTTTGTAGTCCTCAAAAAAAAATCTTTCTCAACAATATCAACACTTACAAGCATTTATAAGACTTTACTAAGGGTTTCTTGTAGTCTTTTTCCCTATATAGTAGAAGGGTAACACCTTCCCTTTCGTTTTAATAACGAACATAACCTTCAAATAGTGGGGTGATTAGTTTGGCTGCAGTCAAAACAAAAAAGAAAGTCCCTGAAAAACAGGGGAATAACAGGGAAATTGGTTATAAGAAACCACCAGTTGGAAAGCAATTTAAAAAAGGTGCTTCAGGTAACCCTAAAGGCAGACCACCTAAAGAGTTTGCATTAAATGATCATATAAGAGAAATTGCTAATCAACCTATGGGTAAAACCAAAAAGACTATGTTAGAAAGTGTAGTGAACACAGTATATCAAGAAGCATTAAGTGGGAATATGACTGCTGTAAACTTCTTGGCAGATAGAATCTTGGGTAAACCAAGTCAAAGTATTGGGATCAAGGATATTTCAGAAGAACCTATAAAAGTATTTGATATAGATGGATTGGACGATTGATGCCACAAGGAAAGAAATCCTTAATGACAAGACACGATACAAAATCTTATCATGTGGGAGAAGGTGGGGAAAGTCTTACTTCTCAATTTTATTTTTATTGTCAAAACCTTTTAAAGCAAATGAAAGAAGGTGGATTGTCTTTCCTACATATAGACAAGCAAAGATGGTATCTTGGAGTATCCTCAAAAACATTTTTGCAAAGAAAGAAGTTAGTATTAATGAAACTGAACTATCTATTACTCTTAGTAATGGGGCAAAGATTGAACTCAAAGGGGCAGACAAACCTGATTCACTTCGTGGGGTGTCAACAACGATGGTAGTTATGGACGAATATGCTTTTATGAAAGAGAATGTTTGGGGAGAGATTATACAACCAACCTTAGCAGAAACACAAGGAAACGCACTATTTGTAGGAACTCCTACTGGGGTGCAGAATCACTTTTACGATCTATTTGTCAAAGGACAAAGCAAAGGTAGTGATTACAAGTCTTGGTCTTTTACTACATTAGAAGGTGGATTTATTTCTGAATCAGAAGTAGAAAATGCCAAAAAGAATTTAGATAAGAGAACTTTTGAGCAAGAATATCTTGCAAGTTTTCTTACTGCTGCAAATAGAGCAGCATACAACTTTAGTAGAGATATACATTGTAAAGTCATGGACAAATCTCCAAGAATGTTTTGGGGTATTGACTTTGGAGTAGCATCATATATGACTGCAATACTTATGTGTGAAAATACTGCTGGTGAAGTTTATGTGTTTGATGAGATTGGTTTACAAAACTCTAATACATTTGAACTGGCAAAGTTAATGAAAAAGATTGCACCAAATACTCCATGCTTTCCCGATCCAGCAGGTAAAGCAAGAACAAGTAATAGTACAAAGTCAGACCATATGATATTACAAGAAGCAGGGTTCACAGTCATTAGCAAGAAAGCAAACCCAACACAGAAAGATAGACTCAATGCTTTGAATAAAATGTTAGAAGATGCTACTGGAAAGCATAGATTATTTATCAATCCTAAGTGTAAGAACACCATAAGGGATTTAGAGTTATGTACATTGGAGAATGGACAAATATTAAAAACAGAAACCTTATCACACTTTTTAGATGCGTTGTGTTATCCAATAGACTACCGATATGGATTCAAAGGTAAAGGTATGTCAATAGAATGGTAGAGTTTGGATTGGGGTTTTGTATTGGGGTTATAGTTAGCATGATTAGTGCTATGGTATGGGGATACCGATTAAGTGTAAAAGAAGATGAACAAAACAAAGAACTCATCAAAGAGTTTACAGACAGATACATTGACAATATGCAGTCTGATGAGATAAAATTTTATAAAAGGTATAAATCATGATAATTTATAATTTAACTGAAAGAATGTTGCATAGACTTCTTATGGAAACAATAGAAGAAGGATATGACAAAGAGATGGAGGAAAGAGAACGACTTCTTGATTACTTTGAGGGAATCAACTTAGAACACGATATTAAAAGATACTTTGATAGTGAATCGCTTTCACAAATCCCACCTATGTACATCAATCTTGTACGAAACATTATCAGTCGTAGAGCATTGGTATATCAACAAGCACCAATACGATACAACGATACTTACAATGAAGTCATTGGTGAATTTGACTCCTTTATGAAACAATTTGAGCAACTTACTTTTTTATTAGGTACTGAAGCATTATACACGCATTGGGACGATAATCAAAAGAAACTAAAATATAGACCAATCCATTTCTTTACACCTTTCTTTAGACCAAATGAAGATGAACCTTTTGCTATTATGTATCAAGCAGAATCACAACTTCAAGCAAGAACTGATGATGCACAATATATGTTTTGGAGTAAAGATACAGAAGATATGGAAGGCAAACACTTTATGATTTCATCTAAGGGTAAGATTACTTCTATTGTACCTGATGATAGAAACCCTTATGGTGATATACTTCCATTTAACATAGCACATAGACACCCATTTACAAGAGATTTCTTTAGAGAAGGTGCAAGTGATCTTGTTGATGGTATGAGAAGTATTAACATCATGCTTACCGAACTTGCCCTCCATGGAAGATTCCAATTAGGACAACCAGTTTTCACAGGATTAGATACAGACCAACGAATTGACATGGGACAAGACAAAGCATTAGTATTACCTGAAGGTGCAGACTTTCAGTATAGAACACCAAATGCAAATGTACAAGCCATGATTGAATCAACAAGATATATGGTAGATAGTATTGCACAATCCAACAATGTCAGAATCAACTGGACACAGAATCAAGGAGAAAGTGGACTATCAAAGAAAATGGCACAATTAGATTTAATGGACGCATTACGAAGTGATGTAGAACAAATATACAGACCATTTGAAAGAGAACAATTTAGAATTGCATCAAGAATATTAGAAGTATCAGCAAACATTAATCTTGGCGACCAGTTTAGTATAGACTTTGCTGAAAGAGAAGTACCAATGAGTCAAGATGAGGAAATAGCATATTACACTTGGGCATTTGCTAATGACTTAGAAACAAGACAATCTTATCTAAGAAAGAAGAATCCTGATTTCAAAGAGGAAGAAATACAAAGTATAGTGGAACAGATAGATGCTGAACAACCTCAACAAGCAGACGAAACACAATCTATCATAGACAGAATAGGTGAACAAGTTGGCTAAGTTAGATTTCTACAATAAAGAAATAGAGAATATTCAAAAACAGTTATTGGATAAATTGGATAAACTTGTAGTGGGCTTAGGTACAATATCTGATACTGAACTAATGCAGATTGCAAAGCAGATAGATTTTTTTGCAGAAATGGAAACATTAGGGTTTGGTAAACTTATGAATAGAGTTGGTAAAACCTTTGATGATGAAATAGCAAGAGTATTTGCAGAACTATCAAGGAGAGAGTTAGGACAAGTATCAGTTGCAAGTATAGAAGCATTGAAGGAACTAAAGAACTTTGAAATGACTTATTTGACAAATGGAGTAAGGCAATATTCAGATCAACTTAAGACTGCTATGCTAAGAGGTATTATAACTGGAGAGAGTAATATTCAGATAATGAATAACATCAACAACACTTTTGGTGTAGGAACTTTTATCAGTTCAAGTGAAACTTCTTTTTTGATTAATGATGCTTTTTCAAGATTTAGTAATGCTTCAAGAGCAAAGGCATTTGAGGAGTTTCCTGAAATTAAATTTAAATACATTGGAACAAATGATGACAAAACAAGAGAAGTATGTAAAAGGGCATTAAAACTTCCACCACTTACAAGAAAAGAGATAGATGCTTTAGGGTATGTAAGTTTTACAGATAGAGGTGGATATAATTGCAGACATGATTGGGTGAGAGCAAAGTGAAAGCATCTGACATACCTAAAGTAACAAACAGTTTTATGAAAACTTTAGCACAACTTGCTATAGATGAAATTCAGCATGATGCAAGTAAAGGTAAGTTTCAAAATGGTGCAAGAAATAAAAGATATAAAAGTGATACTTACAAAAGATATAAAAGAAATAGTATGACTGGTTTTAGAACTGGTAAAAAATTAAAAGCATTTAGAAACCAATCAACTGACACAGAAACTTCTTTTGTCAATATGAAATTGACTGGAAAAACATTAAGGGGTATGAGAGCAAGTTCAAGTAGAGGGACTGCAATCATCACCTACGATAGGGGTGAAATAGTTTTAGGCAATCGTAGTAGAGGATATGACATCTACGATTTGTCCAATGAAAACAAGGAAGTTATTTTAAAAGATTTAGAAGATCTTTATTCCAAAAGAATAAAGAAATATGTATCTAAAGACATAATAATAAAATAAGGAGGGCAGGATGTCCGAAGAAAATGTAAAAGTAGAAGAACAAGCAGTAGCAGAAACTCCTACACAGGAAAATTCTGATACAAAATCAGAAGTCGGTAGTTTAATTGCAGAAAGCAAGAAATACAGACAAAGAAGCCAAGCAGCAGAAGCCGAGTTGAAGGAACTCAAAGATAACCTCAAACTTCAAGAGCAAAAACAACTTGAAGAAAAAGAGGAGTTTAAATCTTTGTACGAGAATGTCAAGGCAGAAAACGAAAAGTTAAAACCAGTAGTTGAGCAATTTGAGATTCAAGAAAAACAAAGACGAGAACATCTGCTGTCCCAACTTTCAGATGAAGATCAAGAAATCTATATAGACCTGCCAACAATTAAGTTGGAAAAGCACATTGAAAGATTGGGAAAAAACAAAGTGCAAGTATCAGATGCCAAAGAAGTTACATCAAGTGGTAAGTTTGCAACCAACACAAAGTTTGCTGACATCACAGATGAGGATAGAAAAAAAATGAAACGCGATCCTAAACTTTGGAATCAGATATTAGAGGGCTATACTAAAGACTAATTAAACACATTTAAAAGGGGCTTAACATGGCTAATGTAACAAAAACAACAACAGATGTTTTTCTTGGTGAAATGTGGTCAGATGCTGTCTTAGAATTTGCACAAAAAAGAATGCAATTAAGAAATCAGATTACTGATTTTTCTGCACTTGCAACAGGTGTTGACAGAATCAATATTCCACAAGTCAAGGAAGATACAAAAAGAGATAAGTCAGCAGATTCTGCTGTAACTTATGATGCTAACACAGATACATCAAGAACAATCCCTCTTGACCAGCATATCTACGAAGCAAAAAGAATTGAAGATATTGCAAATGTGCAATCAAATCAATCCTTATTTGAAGTATATGCAAGTTCAATGGGTTATTCTTTGGCTAAAGGTGTAGAAGCATATATAGCAGGTAAAATCCAAGGACACACACAAAACTTAGTAACTTTGGCTACAGATGACATCATCTTACCAGCAGAACTAAGAAGTGGACTTGAATTACTATTAGATCAAAACTACGATTACACAGATGGAGATACTTTCTTCTATGCTAATCCAAAAGCATATATGGGCTTAATGGGACAGGGCGATTTCACAGAATCTCAAAAAAGAGGTGATGCAGTAAATCCTATCGTTTCAGGTAATGTCATGGAAATCTATGGTATGCCAGTATATCCTTCAACCGACTGGTCTGAAGGTGGAGTAAACATCTCAGGGTCTGTATTCAAAAGAGAATCAGTTTACTATGCTGAGCAATTTGGCGTAAGAAGTCAAAGTGCTTATGACATTGACCATCTTGCAACTTCAGTTGTGGTTGATATGTTGTTTGGTGCAACACTATCACACCCTGAAGAAAATGCTTTAGGTGGAATTGTCAATTTCAAGAATGCTTCATAAGCATAATTGAAAATCGATTAAATATGGGGCTAATTTCGGTTAGCCCTATATTGACATTAAAAAGTAATTTGAAGGGGATATATATGCCAATATACGAATATAAATGCACTTGTGGTGCAACATTTGAAACATTGCAAGGTTTTGATGAGCCAAAACTTAAAAAATGCAATAAAGACATTCACGAATGTAGTGAAGAAGGTGAACTTACAAGATTGATCAGTAAACCCACTCTTTTAAAATTAGGACATTTGTCTGATAAAAAACTAAGAGAGGAACTTGGAGATAATATTGATTCATGAGCAGTAATACCAATATAGGAAATACACCTGTAAACCAGGGCTATGTTCAGTTAATTCATACTGGAGAAACTGGTGGTATAGATGGTACACTTCGTACATTATATGATGGAGATGGTACTGCTGCAGACTTATTAATTGCAAGTGATAAAGTAAAAGTATCTACTGAATTATTTATTGGGGCTAAAACTTTAACAGAATTTATTCAAGACACAGTAGGTACAATGTTTACTACTGGAAACTCATTGACCAATGTAAGTGTAACTTATGATGATGCAAACAATAATATAGATTTGAATGCAACTGGTGAAGTAACTCTTACTGGATCACAAACTCTTACAAACAAAACACTTACCAGTCCAGTAATCAATACAAGTGTAAGTGGTACTGCTATCTTAGATGAGGATAATATGTCATCTAATAGTGATTCCAAACTTGCAACACAACAATCAATCAAAGCATATGTAGATGCAGAAGTATCATCATTAGTAAGTTCTGCACCAACTGCTTTGGATACCTTAGATGAATTAGCAGCAGCATTGGGAGATGATGCAAACTTTGCTACTACAACTGCTACATCATTAGGGGAAAAATTAGTAAAAGCATCTAACTTATCTGATTTGACTAATACTACAACTGCAAGATCTAACTTAGGATTAGGAAGTTTGGCAACTGCAAACAACATTTCAGTAAGCAATTTCAATGATGCAGCACTTCAAACATCATCAGAATCTTTTGCAGATAATGATACTTCAGTAATGACATCTGCTGCTATCCAAGACAAAATAGAAAGTTTTGGTTATACAACTAATACTGGAGATATGACTGGTGTAAGTATTACTGCAAGTAATCCATTGGACATATCACAAAGCAATACTACAAGTGGTAGTTATTCTGCTACCATTAGTTTAGTCGCTTCCGAGTTTGGTGGATATTTAGCAGATATGACAGATTTAGTTGTTGGTGCTACTGATGAATTAGCAGTTTTAGATAATGGAACACTCAAAAGAAAACAAATAGACGAAATAAGACTTACAGCATTTGATGCAACTGGATTCAGTTCAGGAATATCCTTTAATGGTTCTACTGCTAATGGATTATTGACTTTTGGTAATAGTACCACAGCAGATGTAGAATCAGGATTAACTTATGGTGGAAGTGCTTTAAATCTTACTGGAAATTTAAATATAAGTGGATATATATATGATAGTGTTAATTCAGGAAATAGATTAGACTTAGATGATGATTCAGATTCAGGGCAAGGAAACCAAGTAGCACTATATGGAATTAATCATTTAAATCTTGTTGCAGATAATACTAACAATGGAACTGGTGAAATTAGATTTTGGAATGGTGCAGTTAGCGATTTAGATAGTGGAACAAATACAAGATTAATGACTATTGACAATTCAGGTAATGTTACTTTTAATGCAGGAGATGTCAAATTAGGTGCTACCAAAAAACTATTCTTTGATGGTGGTAGTAATACTTACATAACAGAAAGTTCTGCTGATAGAGTTAAGATATTTGTTGGTGGTAGTGAATTAGTAAATATTATAGAGGATTCAACAAATGTATTTAGATTGAGTGATAATGTTCAAGGAACTTTTGGAAATGCCGATGATTTACAAATATTCCACGATGGAACAGACACTAAAATAAAAAACGATACTGGAGATTTTTATATATCTAATGATGCCAATGACAAAGATTTAATATTAAGAAGTGATGATGGTAGTGGTGGACAAACTGCATACATAACCTTAGATGGTAGTGCAGAAACTATAAATATATCAAAGAATATGGATTTTGGCGATAATGTAAGAGCAAGACTTGGTGCTGGAGATGACTTACAATTAGGACACGATGGTAATGATTCTTTTATATCAAACTATACTGGAGATTATTACATAAATCAATTTGCAGATGATAAAGACATTATTCTAAGATGTGATGATGGTGGTGGTGGTATTACACCTTACATAACATTAGATGGTAGTGCTACTTGTGTAAACATAGACAAAGATGTAAAATTAGCAGCTACTAAGAAACTTTATTTAGATGGTGGTGGTAATACTTATATCTTTGAAGAAAGTGCAGACCAAATAACAATGAGTGCAGGTGGTGGCAATTACTTTAAGTTAAGCAATACTAATTTAGTAGTTAATGACCCTGGTGCAAGTTTTGACTTTAGAGTAGAGGGAGATACTGACCAAAATCTATTATTTACAGATGGTAGTACAGATAGAGTCGGTATAGGAACTAACTCACCTGGACATAAAGTCCACATTGATAGTGCAGGAGATACAAATTCTTGTTTAAGAATTGATGCAGATGATAATAGAGGTGCAAACAGATATGCTTTAGATATTGTTGATGATGATACTAATAGTAGAGGAAGTGTAAGAGTTTCAACTACAAGTGGTATCGGTATGGTTCTTGAAGCAGATCCACCAAAATTACAGCTAACAAATACAAGAAATGGCTCTTGGACTACAGGAGATGAAATTGCACAAATAAACTTTCACTCAAACGATGCATCAGGTATAGGTGCTCATAGTGTAGGATTTATTAAAATGATTACTGGTACTGGCTCAACTTCATTAGGTGGAGAAATGACATTTGGTACTGGAGATTATAATACTGCTGCTACCGAAAGAATGAGAATAGATGAAGATGGAAATGTCGGTATAGGAGTTACATCACCTTCATTTTCTTATGGCTCATTAGGTTTAGAAATACAAAGCACAGGAGATACATCATTAAGACTTGAAAGAGATGGAAGTACAGCATTTGAAATATCGGCAAGAAGTAGTGATGTTTTAATTTACAATCCAGGAACTGCAAGAAACTTTAGATTTGGTATTGGTGGAACTGAAGAATTTAGAATGGATACTTCAGGAAACTTTCATGCAGATGCAGATGTTATTGCCTTTTCTACTACAACAGCATCAGATATAAAATTTAAAGAAAATGTAAAGTCAATACCTTATGGACTAAAAGAAGTATTACAAATGAATCCAGTAGAATTTGACTGGATAGAAAAAAGAGATGGTACACATGATATTGGATTTATTGCACAAGAAATGGAAAAGATTGTACCTGAAGTTATTAAAGAAACAGAAACATTAGAAGTAGGTGGAACACATAAAACAATGGATTATGCTAAACTTACTTCAATATTAGTACAAGCAATTCAAGAACAACAAGAACAAATTAACGAATTAAAGGAACAATTAAATGGCTAAAGTAATCGCAGAAAAAGTACAAGAACAAGTACAAGTTGATTCACCTAAAATGGTAGAAATCAAGCATACAAGATCAATGAAAGATCCATCAGGTAACGATGTAGAAGTAGTAGATTATACTGATGTAAAACCAGTAGATGAAGCTATCTCACAATGTGAAGCACATAAAGCTAATCTACAAGCACAACTTACTGAAGTAGATGCTGAATTAGCAGACTATATAGCAATTAGAGATGCTGAATAATGGCAGGACCAGCAGTTGGAACAAGCAATGTAGGTTTATTTGCAATAGGTAGTGCATTAGGTGAAGCCACAAATGTAAATGAAACTTCTAATATTAGTTTGGCGAGTTTATGTGGTGGTACAGATGGAAGTATTACAAACACTTTCCCAAGTAATGATAATAGTGGTCCAGCAGACACTTTCAATAGAGTCGGTGGTACAAATAATTCTTTACAAAGCACTTCATTGGACAATCCTGATGCTTCTATTTTAAATAATATTGGTACTGCACCTTATAACATGAGTCATACATTTGGTGGGCAACACGCAGATTTAAGTGGTGGACCTGGACAACTTTGCATTCATCATAGTATATCCATCAATACACCATCAGGAAATGCTGTAATACATGATTTAGAAATAGGAGATGTAATTTATTCTTATGATTTTGATCAAGAGAAAAAAGTAGCAGCAAAAATTATAGACATATTTATAGTAAAACATAAAGACTTAGTAGATGTTATTTATGGGGATAGCATAACAGAAAATATAGTGTTGACAAAAGACCACCCAATATTTTTAGAAAATGGTTCTATTGCAAGTTACAATCCAAAAGAAACAAAAGAAAAATATGGTTTGGAAACAAGTCAATTGAAAGTTGGAGATAAAATAAAATTAATAAATGAAGTAAAAACCATACAAAGATTTGAGTTCAAAAAAGATTTAGATACAACATATACAATAATCACAAAGTACAATAATTTCTTTGCAGGAAATGTATTAGTACATAGTGAAATAACATGAGGGTTATAACATGAGTAAAGAACGAAAAGTAACTATAAACGAACAAGACTACAATTTTGAAGAACTATCACAAGAACAACAAATGTTGGTAGAACACATTGAAAATTGTAGAAGGCAAAAAGCACAATTAGCATTTCAGATTGATAGAGAAAATGTAGCAGAAGGTGCTTTTGCAAAAATGCTAACAGAATCTTTTGATAAAAAAGATGATAAGAAAGAAGAAAAAGATGCCTAAATTAAATGTAGTAGCAGGAATCATTGATAAAGTAGCAGATAAGATTGATGACTTTACACTTGATAAAGCAGAAAAAGCACAACTCATACAAGAGATTAACAAAGCACAAATTGAGGTTAATAAAGTTGAAGCCAATAGCAATAGTTTGTTTGTTGCAGGTTGGCGTCCTTTTGTTGGCTGGACTTGTGGGGTAGCATTGTGTTATCACTTCGTACTGCAACCATTCTTACTTTTTATGTTACATTCATTTGGTTATCAAGTGGATTTACCAATATTCGATATGAGTTCCTTAATGACTGTACTTCTTGGACTTCTCGGTCTTGGGGGAATGAGGAGTTTCGAGAAAGTGAAGAAGTCTGCATGATTACTTTTGAACACATAATTGGTGATGTGTTGGAACATGAAGGGGGCTATGTCAATGATCCATACGATAAAGGTGGAGAAACTAACTTTGGTATTGCTAAAAGGTGGTATCCTGATTTAGATATTAAGAATCTTACAAAAAGTGATGCTATCAATATCTATTACAATGAATATTGGAAACCAAGCAAAGCAGATGATTTACCAAATGACTTGAAAGCCACTTATTTCGATATGTGTGTCAATATGGGACAACATAGAGCAGTAAAAATACTACAACAAGCCATAAATAGTAGAAAAATGAAGAAAATTCAAGAAGATGGTGTCATAGGTAAGATTACCTTAGAAAATGCTGGTAAAGTATCAAAGAAACGATTACAAGCGTAT